ATGGCTGACGGTGGATGGCCGATATGCAGGCTCAGCTTCTATAACAAGCCGGGTGAAATTTGGCCCATGAGCATGGTCAAACCGTGCATAGGTGAACTGAAATTTGTCAACTGGTGCATGAGCTTCATAGCCGACAAGGTTGCAGCAGGGAGCAAGATATACGTTGGGGTAATGAAAGAGGCTGGCGAGAACATTCGTTCTCAGTTGACGAGTGGATCAGGTCCGTTCTCAATCATTGACCTTGAAAGAATTAGCGGGACAAAGCTTTCAGACACTATTAGCTTTCTGCAAGCTCCTAATTTCTCAATAGACATTTGGAACATGGTTGCACAAGTCAATCAGCAGATTGACAAGAGATTAGGTCTTACAGAACTGATGTACGGGCAGTCTAGCAGGCAGATGCGTTCAGCAGCGGAGGCTCAGTATCGTCAGCAGAACATAAACATTCGGCCAGACGACATGGCATCTCGCGTGGAGGACTGGCTCTCTCTTTCAGCAACCAGAGAGATACAAGCGATGCGGTTCGTGTCGGAGTTTGAAGACTTGGTTCCGGTCATTGGACAGACCGCTGCAATGGTTTTTCAGCAGCAGATCCTGACTGACGAGGTGAGCAGGATCACAAGAGACTTCAGGTACAGAGTCGAAGCCGGAACCGCAAGGAAGCCAAACAAAGATTCGCAGATAGCACAGCTTACGGACATTGGGCAGTACATACTTCCGGTGATTCAGCAAGCGATGATGTCAGGTGTTACAAGACCATACAACGCATATATGGAAGCTCTCGGAAGAGCTATGGACATGGAGGTTGGTCAATTCCTGCTTGGAGATGCAGAACAGCAGATGCTTGTGCAGATGAATGCACCTCCTCAGCCTGCTGATCCACAACAACAGGAGCAGGAACAATGAACGAAGGTCGAGTAGCAAGCATTGAAGCTGATATGGATGCGTTGGGCGTAAGGAACATTTACGACAAACTTATAAAGGATGGTCAGTCACCCAACATGGCAGCGATGCTTGCGGCAATGCGTCCACCGGGGGTGTGGAATACAGACGCTAAGTTTAACAAACGAGAGAACGACCGCATGAAAGCTCTCAATGACGATCAGCTAGACGACATTGTGAGGATAGCTAAGAGGGCTGGGATCAATACGCACGGAAAAAGCTACAACGGACAGCTTGGTAAGTACGACGATCCAGCGGCTTGGGTTTCAAGCACAAACGATGTCAAAAACTCTGCAATCAAAAAAGGCATGGACATTGACGGAATGGTGAAAGTGAAAGCGTATCAAGGACCAAAGAAAAAGCCTCGACTTGCAAAAGACATTGTTGACAGGCTTGAGGGTGAGGCTAGGGGGCGAAATCGTAAGTTAGACGAATCCTGCAAGAAAAGCGATAATGCAAGAAGAGAGCTAAGAGAGAAGCTCATTGACAAGCACGGAGCAAGGAAGAAGGACTGACATGCCAAGCCAAGACAAGGGCGCATACAAGCGAAAGGCAAAGCCATCGTCTGGAAAGAAGGAATCTAAGGTCAATGAGGCTGGGAACTACACCAAGCCCGGAATGAGGAAGCGACTGTTCAACAAAATCAAAGCCGGTAGCAAGGGCGGCAAGCCCGGCCAGTGGTCAGCTAGGAAAGCTCAAATGCTCGCACTTGCATACAAGAAAGCGGGCGGAGGATATATGGACTGATGGCTAAGCTCGAATCTCAACGAAGCCTAGAGAAGTGGACTTCAGAGAAGTGGAGGACCAGTGATGGCAAGAAAGCCCAGAGGAAGGGCGGCACTGTCAGGTATCTTCCAGACAAGGCTTGGAAGTCTTTGAGTCCTGCTGAGAAGCGGGCAACAAACAGCAAGAAGCGAGAAGGATCGAAGAAGGGCAAGCAGTTCGTTTCCAATACGCCAGCAGCAAAGAAGGCAGGGAAGCGAGCGAGGTCGTGACCTAAGAAGCGGCTGCTAGTTTAGCGGCAAGGAGATCAAGGATGAACAGGTACATGATGAGCGAGGAGCGAAGAAAGGATGTCCGATCCACGGCTCGCCTTGCCTACCTGCACACCTGCCAACGATTCTTGAATCCTTCCCTGAGCAAGCCAGAGATCAGACGAATTTCTGTGGGTGAGACGAGAGCAAGCCTTGCAGAAGGAGGCGCGTTTAAGTCAGTGATTGGAGGGCTGCTGCTTGCGGTGGCGATGAAGTTTGTCGAGAAGCTGATCGACAAGTGGCTTGAGGAGGAGCTTTTTACAAACACCAAGCTAAGTAAATCGCCAGTCAAAGGAGAGCCGGGATATGTTGAGAAATAACAAGAGCTTCCAGTTTCTAGTCGGCTGCTTCGTTCTGTTCCTAGCGTGGAAGCTTTATTCAGTTGGAGCATTCGAGTGGTTCCAGAAGAAAGATACGGAAGGTTTCGAGAGTGTTTCTTTGGTCACGCTTTTGCTCACTGCGGCAGTCAGCGCGATCCAAATGGTTGGCCTAGTTGCAATCATGGTGGTTGGCGGACTTGCTCCAGCAGCGGAGAAAGCTGTCGATTACATCAGAGCAAAGATGCCGAAGGTAGACCGTGCGGCTCAAGTCATCGAGGAGAAAGTTGATGCTGAAAAACTTATTGCAACGCTTAACAGCTTGGATGAACGCATCCGATCCATCGAAATCAAAGTCGGAGATGACAAGTGATCGACATCCTCCAAGACACCCCTGCGCCTGCCCAAGAAAAGCAGAAGCCAGTCAAGAAAGTAAATGTGAATTTGCTGCTTGTTCTTGCGCTTGCGTGGGTTGTTTACGACACAAGCTATTGGAAAAAGTTTGTTCCATCGGTTGTTGTCCCTTCCGAGAAGTCTGCACAGGTGTTGTTTGTGACGGACGAGAACATGACTCCGGGGCAGGGTCAGGCGAGCATCAGCATGAAGGTGGATGAGTTCTGTGACGAGAATGGAATCGAGAAGCGGCGGCTTGAGGTCGGGCAGGACACATCCGGTGCAGAGAAGTGGCTGCAAGAGATGGCTGAGATCGGATACGGACAAGCACCATCTGTGGTCTTCCGGTCCAAGTCTGGTCGGCTTGATTGCATTCCCATGCCAAGCAGCATCGACGATGCCATCTCCGAGATTAGGAGCAGGCTATGAGTGACATAAGCTGGGATGCAACAACCGATGGGGTGTGTGGATACGAGTCTCGCGACTGGGATCTGCATCCACAGTTCAGCGCACACCAAGAGTACAGCGGTACGATCTACCCACGAAAAGACTGGGTGGAGTTGATTGAGCTACAGAAAAAGAACCGCACAAGCCCAATGGACATCCACAAGGGGAACAGCATTCCCGTGCGGAGCCAAGGCAGATACGGTTACTGCTGGTTATGGGGAGCCGCCAACTGCATGTTGAATCGGTATGCAGCGCAGGGAATTGATCCAGTACCGAATCTGAACCCTCACGCAACCGCAGCAATGGGGAAACGGTATCGGAACCAAGGCGGGTTCGGGGTCGAGGCAACCCGGTACATTGAACAGTATGGGATTCCTGAGTACGAGTTTTGGCCTGAGTACAGCATGAACCGTTCGCTGGAGAAAGACCCAAAGGTGATTGCAAGCTGCAAGAAGCACAAGCTTGTGACTTTTGAGGAGATGCCGAGAAACAGCTTCGATGCTGTCATGTCCGCCCTCATTGATCCGATTGATCCATCGCCCTGCACACTAGCATTCTCTTGGTGGAGGCATCTCGTCGCTGGCCTGCAAGGACTCTACCGAGGCAGCGGAAGAAACATTGAGTACGGCCTTGGCTTCGTTAATAGCTGGGGCGAAAAGTGGGGCAACAAAGGCTACGGCGAAGTCTGGAACTCCAAAGCAAAACCATTTGAATCAGTAGCAGTTCGTTCCGTTAAAGCGGTCAAGGAAGGTTGAAAATGAGACTTGCAAAATTAGCAGACGCTTGCCTGTATTTCATGGCAGGATCGGTGATCTTCGCAGTCGTTGCGGCGTTCGTTGGTCAAATGTCAGAGGGTGCGACAGCAGAAGAGTATCAGGATCACTACGAGAAGGTTTCCGAGCCTATCATCCTGACTGCATCAGAGGCAGCAGAGGCAAGCTTGGAAGAGGCTAACAAGCCGGTCAAGAAAGCTGTTGCGAGTTGTGTAAACGGTGTCTGCGGAGTCGTAGAGAGCGTGCAAGAAAACAAGCCGGTGCGTACTGCTGTTCGTTCGTCTTGTCAGCGCGTCCGTCGAGGAATCTTTTTCCGATGGAGACGGCGATGATTCTAGCAACAGTTGATCCAACAACAGTTGGAATGCTACTGACTGCATGTGGAATCCTCGGCAGTGCCGTTGGATTTCTTTACAAGCAGCAGTCGCAATTCCATAAAGACACTTCAGAAAAACTGCGTGACTGCGAGTCGGATCGAGTTGCGCTGTGGGCGGAACTTGCCAAGCAAGCTGGTCGCAAAATTGATGAACTTAAAAAGGAACTGAGTAGTGATTGATTACATAGCTGACGTAAAACCACTCGAAGACCAAGGCGTGCCTGACGATGTCATCGCACAGCACCTCCGCGATGCAACTGCAAACGCAATTCCTTGCTCATCTGCAAAAGAGATCCTGCAAGAAAACGGTGCGGTCATCATCGACCCAGTCAGCGGAGAAAAGAGCGGTCTACTTATCTCTTACTATTCGACGCTGCCAGTCGGTAGCGAGGCTGAGGTACTGATCGCTTACTTCATTGAGCACGTTTTCGAGGGAGGCATTGAGGTTGGTACCAACGCATACCCAAGAAGCATGCAATGGGCGTCAGTTACCTCCGCGATGCCTGCTGAGTTGCAGGCAACTGTGTCTGCGTTAGCTGATGCAGCAGGAGGTCATCCGAACCCAGATGCGAGCGTTGCTGACATTGTTGCTCTACGCGAAGCATACGAGGCAGAGCAGGCAGCAGCAGAAGCAGAACGCGAGGCACGCGCAAACTTTGCTGTCAAGAAAGCACGGTACGACGAACTCTACAACGAGTACATCGCGCCTTTGCAGATCCAAACTGGTGTAACCGATGCTGACTGGTCTGCTGCGTTGAATAGTATGGCAAGCAACTTCCCAGTATCTGTTGAGTAGAAAATGCCCACTGGCTTAGGCGACGAACAACTGTGGATTTCGGCCACCAACGACAACACCGGAACCTCGACTGCACTTAACGATCTGAGTGCAGCCTCTAGAACTCCGTATACTGGGTCTGGCGTTACGGTTGCCGCCGACACAGACGAGGGCGGAACGTATGCCCTGAGTTTTGACGGATCGTCAACTAAGTCGTGGCAGTACAATCCTTCGCTGCAAAGCAATGGTGGATACTTCGGGTGGTCTGCTTGGTTCCAAGCGGATGCCATTGGCTCGACCATGTCTATTGCTGGAGGAAACAGTTGGTCAAGCCAAGAAGGTGGCTGGATTGGAATAGACTCATCCGGCTTTCCGAGGTTTATTCTTCTCAAAGGAACTAGCGGAACCCCCAATGTTGACGTTGCTGGTTCAACCGCAGTAAATGCAGGCCAGTGGTATCATATTGCGGCGTCCGGCGATGGAACGACCGCTAGGTTGTATTTAGATGGAGTAGAGGTAGGTAGCGGTTTGTTTACTGGCTTTGCTGCTCCGTGGACAAGATTCATGCGGCTGGGTTCGGCTGGTGCTGGTGCTGCTGACGCTGGATTTGGAACTGACACCTTGCTCTTCGATGGACTCATCGATGACGCAAGGTTCTATAATCGCACACTAACGCAGGCTGACATAACGCACCTGTCTAGTTCTCGTGGCGTGATTGGCCCATCCTACAGTGGCCTTGGTGATGAGAAGCTGTGGCTAAGTCCAACCAACAATAACACCGGAACTTCGACTGCGTTTCAGGACCAGTCAGGGAATAGCAACAATGGCACTGCGTCTGGCACGCTTGTGGTTACTGACACTAGTGAGGGTGGAACGTATGCCTTTGACTTTGACGGTCAGAATGACGACATAGACTGCAACAATGCGGTCACGTTCACAAGTAACCTTGTGTCGGTTTCTACTTGGATCAACGGGACGTTACCAACAACCAGTGGTGATTTTAGATCCTTGGTGACCAAAGGGAACGCTTCTAGCAAAACTCCATTCGACCTGTCGTTCAGGGGTACTGGCTCAAGTACGCTTCTCAGGTTTTTCACCTATGACGGCACGCTTCGAGGCATAACATCCTATGTCACAACAATGAGTTCGTCTCAGTGGTATCACGTTTGCGGCACATACGACAATCAAACTTTTAGGCTCTATGTTGATGGAGTGGAGGTTGCGACTGCGGCGTGGACTGGTGGCTTGTTTGACAACTCTGAGGATATTCGCATTGGATCAATTACGATCAATGGGGTCGCACAGAGGTACTTTGACGGCATGCAAGACGATGTGAGGGTTTACAACCGAGCATTAACCCAAGCCGAGGTCGTCCACCTAGCATCCTCGCGTG